TCCTTATAGTATTGACTCTACAGCTTCAAAAGAGATGCCATAGGCTGATGCGTTGTTTATTGACCATGAGGTCATATTGCTAGACAACCTAAAGACACCTTTAGCTGCATTAAAGGTAACTGAAGCACCTGTATAATCAGACCTTAGTGCAGGCCAAATCTCAAGGGAGCCGTTACCAGTTTGGTCTACTAGGACTTGGTGTAGTCGAGAAGAAGAACCTGTACCAAGTTGAATGTAGTCACCAGCTAATAGAGAACCAGTCATAACTACAGAGACAGTCTCATCTCCAGCACTACCCGTAAGCACACAAGATGTCACAGTACCTTGTGGTGTTGCGTAGTCAGGGTCACCTAAAAGGAAGGTACCTGTTTGACCTTTAAGAGCAGTTAGCATTGCTTTCCAAGGAGCAGCTAAGTCACGACGAACAGGTGGTATAGAGACAGAAGCCTCCCACTTTTGTCCGCCATGACTTATTACTTGTTGTTGGTAGGTAAAAGGTGACTGAGAAATAGCTACAGCATTAACAGCCCTAAGCTCGATACTTTCAATACCAATAGTTGTTGGTGTAGCTAATGGGTAGCTAATAGCCATAGTGTTTATTCCTTTTAACCAAATACTGATTTAGTTTGACCACCACGACGACGATCATCCAGCATTGAACTCTTAGTCATTTGAGCAATCTTAGGTGCTGCCTGTGCAATGAGCTTCTTAACGCTGTCATCACCATTAGCTTGGAAGTTAAACGACTGGTTAATGACGACATTATCTCCACCGCCACCCTCCATTTGAACACCTAGCTTACCATTAGCACCTCTCTTGAGAGGCATGATAGCTTCAGGTCCAGCTTCACCCATGAGGCCAGTCTTACCACCAGACATAGGGAAGTATGTCGGACCACCAACTACACCACCATTGGCATATGCCTGTACGTGAGAGCCACCAGAGAAGACGTTGCCATTAGCACTAGGGAGGGTTTTACTAAGCCAACCAGCAAGACCTGTACCAGCAACACCATCTCCACCTACACTACCAACAAGACGTTTAATAACGAGGACTTGTAGGAGTTCTTTAATGATTGCTGAGGCCATTGACTTAAAGGCGTCTTTAACGCTTGCAGTGCCGTCAATAATACTCATAAAGGCATCACCCATAGAGCCTGCAATACTTTGTGCAAGGTCTTCTTGTTGGGCCTTAGCTTCCTCTAATACAGCCTGTTGCTCTTTAGTAGCTGCTGTTTGTCTGAGCGTATTCTCAAGCTCTTCGTCTTGTAAAGGAGTAAGAACACCAAAGTAATCTTCTCTAGCCTTAAGCAACTCAGATTGGATTTCACGTTCAGTACCAAATAGGCCAACTAATTGTGACTGAAGGTCAGCTTCTTCTTTTTTCTTAGTTAGGAACTCTGCAAGCTGTTTTTGCGAGGACTTACCACCAGCTTTTTTAGAAGCTTCTTTAGCAGCTTCTCTAGCTTCATTCCTGCCTATTGTTGCATCACCCACTTTGTTAATAAGGTCCACACGATCTTGATAAGCCTTGGTCACTTCCAGCGGATCTTTATCACCAGTTAAAGCCTTATCCCTTACAGCCTCTGCCTTAGTTAGTTCTGTTGCTACAAGGCTTGCAGAGGCAGCATCGGCACCTGATTTTATAGCCGCAGTTTCAGCTACCAAGCCCGCCAGCTTTGCCTCAAGACTTCCTACATTAAGAAGTGAGGACATTGCGGCATCAGCTTCTTTCAGTTCGTCAGCGAGACTCTTAGCTGAGTCAGCACCATTAGCAATAGCATCGTTTACATCTAAGGTAGTTTTAAATAATGCTAATGCTTCTTTGGCGCTGGCCTCAGTAATAGACTTTTGATCTAGGAGCTTCTGTAGCCTTTCAGCTTCTTGAGCCACCAACTCTGATCTATAGGCAGAAGATTTCTTACCTAACTCAGACTCTATTGTAAGGAGGGTGAGAGCCTGACTTTGAGCATAAAGCTGTTCTCTAAAGCTCTTTTGTGACTCTTTACGCTCGTTAAGGGCTTTTTTATACAGTTTTACGTGAGATAAGAGTTGTTCACCTAAGTTCTTGTTATCTTCTGCAAGATCACGAGCGGCTCCCGCGCTACCATTTAACTCTGCTGTCATCTTAGCTGCGGATATTGCGGCGGAACGAAGAGTTCTTAGTAGAGCTATTCCGCTAAGGTTTATACCTTCTACGCCATCGGTAGCATCCTTAGCCATTTCAGAAAACGCGATTATTACACCTTCAGTGTCACCCTTTGCTGCTAACGCTTGCAGATTTTCCGTATAGCCCCTAAACACAGCGGCAGACATGTCCAGACCCAACTTGGCAAATTTTGCCTCATCAACATCTTCAGATGTCATCATTCCGAACAGACCTGTACCACTTCCAAAAGCGTCAGTCGGGTCTACAAACCGAAGTATGTTAAGCCCGCCCTGCCCCATCTGAGTAAAAATACCTGCTTTCGCCTCTTTCTCTAAAGCCTTAAGGGTATCCGCCAGACTTAAACGGGCAGATATCGCCTCAAGAGATACCATGGCAGACTCTAACCGACTAACCTCATCAGCTAAGTCACCGAAGGTCTGGTCAAGAGTGTCGTCTTTTATGTTGTTAAGGCTGGTAATCAAGTTATTGGAGGAAGTTTCTAACTCAGTTACAATTTCTTTTAGTTTCCTCGTACTACCAGACGCCCTCATAAATGCAGCACCAATAGCTGTAGCGAGAGGGATAATAATACCAAGAGAAGCTATCAGAATACCAACAGAAACACTGAGGCCAAGTATAGAGACACTACTAGCAAGGGTTGCAGCGGGAAGCATGTATAAGGCACCAACCAGTTGTGTAGCTTGCTGGCCGAAAGCAATCATTGGGTTTTGACCAGACTGAATCTGGACAATAAAGTCCCCTACTTGGTATCCTGTCTGCTGCATAGCTACACCAGCACGGCTCATGTGGCGACTACTGTTCTGTGCAGAGTCCCCTAGCCTTGCTAACTGTCTTCGGTATTCCTCGGCAGTAATAATACCCTGTCTGTGGGCTTGGCTAAGCCGCATTTGTGCAGCACGGAGTCTTACTTGAGCGGCATAACCCTCTCTGAACTCCATACGAAGTCTGCGATTAGCATCTGCACGAGTTCTAGCAGCATTAGCAGCCTCTTTAGCCACCCTAGCCTCTTCTCTAGCAGCATTAGCGGCATCTCTAGCGGCTTTAGCAGCTTCCCTAGCAGCTTGAGCGGCAGCCCTACGAGCTTGAGCCTCAAGTTTAGCAGCATCAGCAGCGTCCTTTTGGGCTTTCTCTACCCTTCTAAGCTCGTTAGCGAAATCACGGAGTTCTTTTTCAGACTTACCCGTGGCTGCTGCAAGCTCTTTAATACCTTTGTAGTATTGTCTTTGTGAGAGACTACCACCCTTAAAGGCCTTAGAAATCTTCTTGACATTATTCTCTAATGACTTAGTGTTCTTTACTGCATTGACAACACCTTTGTCATCTACCTTGATTACTAAACTAATATCGTCAGCCATTTGCAGTCCTCATGTAAACCCCGTCCAATTCCCTTATGAGATTAACCTCTTTAGGGGATATAGGACTTTCAGTTAATTCTTTGTAGTCTTTTATGTCTCGGTAACTTATCGGGTTTGGTCCTGAGAAACCTTGGCTTCTACAGTTGTTCAAAGCAATAAAGGCAGACCAGACATTAGCTAGAATGTTAGGAAACTCTGTAGGAGGCTCCAATTCTTTCAAGCTGTGTCCGACCTGCCTTTCTACTGACTCTAGGTGTTCTCTCTTGGTAGTACCACTAGCGTCTGGTATGTTAAGTAGGAACTGGTGTTCAGCCCACTCAAGTAAATCAGATGCTAGACTTGAGTAAAAACCTCAGTCTCAGCTACCTCGTCCTCAATCTGCTCTTTAATCCAGAATACATCTTGGTACAGCTTCTTAGCAGCCTCTACAGTAAACTTAGGTTGTTCACCACCGAATGTGATGTTCCAGTCCTTAGTGGTCTTAGAAAGCATCTTAATGGAGGCCGCTTCAAGCTCTTCTGCTGTAATGGCTGTGTTCTTGTTGCCTTTAGTTTGCATCTGCTTTAGGCGCATGTTAGTCTGTTCGTGTACAGCAGCCTTGTACTCTTTAGTGTGAGGTGCATATACAGTGATAGTCATTTCACTACCATCTTCGTTAGTCAGAGGCTCTAGCGTACTAGGGTTCTTAACTACAACATCAATGGTGTCAATGGTCGGGATAAAATTCATTAGGTCCATATCGGGATTTCCTTAGTTTGATTGTGTCGGGTAATAATTTGGCAGGCTGGAACCTAACCCGACGATAAGCCCCAGCCCTGTCCTCTTACGAGGGTCTCTTAAGCAGAGGTGTCGGGACGGGAGATAATCAAGTTAGAACCTTCTGTGGCGTCATAGAGAGCTACGAAAGGAAGGGTGATTACTCGTGAGCCTGTTGCACCATCTACAGGTACGTCAGCACCGTTGATCTTGATACGAGGGAATGTGAAGGTGTATTGGTTGTTGCCTGTAGGATCGTTTACATTGACAATCAGTTCACTCTCGACTTCATCAATGAAGCGGTTAATCAAGGAGGCATCTTCAAAGTATGCAGTGAATGTACCTTCTACTGCTGCCATACCGTATTCAAGCTGTGGTGTAGATTCACTACCAACAACAAAGGTGGGGGCGATGCCGTTATCAATGGTGAAGTCAATAGAGGTCACAATAGCTGCTGTAGTTGCAGAGGCTACGTCACCGATAGCAAGGACACCAGAGTAAGCATCAAAAGGTTGTGCACCTGAAGCAGCAACAACAGTTTTACCTGTACCACTAATAGTCATGTCCTTACCCATCATGGAGAAGGTAGCAGTGACCATTTGGTTAGGGGCAATAGAGATAGCTAGGGAGCTTACAGCCATACCTGTGAACAGGCGGTACTGAGCAATGTCATTAGCAGCATCTTCAATAGAGAAGTATTTAGGTGTGACACCAGTCTTGAGTACATCAGGTGCAGCTACTGGTGTAGCATCCCAAACACCAAACATGGCACTCTCAAGGAAAGGGTCAAGATCACTGTCACGAAGGTCAACTACAATGTCACCACCGACTTGACGGTTACCATGACGGTCTACACGAAGCATACGGTCAGGTTGGATTTCATTACCTTGAACACGATCTTTAGTCAGGTTAAGGCTGTTAGTATTCTGTGGGATTGCTGTAAAGTCACCAGCGGGGGTAGTCCCGAAAGTGCTTTCTACAATGTAGCTAAGACCGCTACGGCTATTCTGTGCAAAGGCCATTTAAGGTTTCTCCATTAGTTATAAATATACCACGAAATTACAACGGGTATTCTGTAGAAGGCACCTTCTTGAGTGCCAAGTTCTCGTTCTGCATATTGAATGGTTAATGAAGTACCATCTACAGTGAGGTCGTTAGGTGCATCGAAAGTATCAATTATTGTGTTAGCAAGATCATCAGCTACAGAAGGTCCAGTACCCTCAGGGCAATAAACATCTACTACAAAGATACCTTGGTAATACATCTGAGGGTTAAGACCTCGTACAGAAGGCTCTCTGCGGGTAGGTGCAAACCTAGCCTTTAGATAACTTGTGCCTGTAGTTGGTGTGTAGGTAACATTCTCCCAAGCAATCTCAGGGACGTCAGTAATACCAGCCAAGGTGGTTTCTAATACTTTACGAATGTCGTCATATACAGAAGCCATTATCTAAACCTATTCTTGACACG